ACATAAATTATCCTCATGCTTCTGTAGAAGATAGGCATTACTTCCTTTTTAAGACCCATTGATAAACACATTTCTTCTTGTATTGTATACACATCCAATAAACTAATCCCTCTTGACTCATAGACCCAAATATACCACCCACTTCACAACTGATAGGTAAATCTTGTATAACGGTAACTGCACCACCCAGCTCCCATCCCAAATCCATAACCTTGACAAAATCAGTAATTGGAGGTTCGGCTGTATTCATTGGAGTGGACGGGCTTCTATCTGGCGGTAAGTCACCCTGTATTTTGGGTAAATGGCTATCAATTATATAAACATATATTTCAGTCCAAGACATGAGACTTGGCCTGCCAGAACCTCCAGCTGGATTGCCAAAGTCTAATGGCAGGGTCTTAAGTGTGCTGACATAACCTATACCAGCCACTACATTAGTATAATCATTTTGCAGAGTTCCTACACCAGAACCATCCAGAACAACATCAGGGTGAACAGCACCATCAGCTACCACGCTAACAGTCTCATTTGGCAAGTGCGCTAGAGTGATAGTATCAGAAGGTATATCATTGTTTATTGTGACACTACTATCTATAAAATCATCATCATCATATCTTTCTAAATAGAGTGAACCAAATCCCCTGTCCACTAGCATCCATAATTGGGATACACCAAATGATTCAATAGCAGCAACAGACAAAACATCTCCCTTGGTTGTATGTCTGTGCCATCCAAGTATTTCATACCCTCTTTCATACGTAGCTGTTATTAAATTCCCGTTACCGCTAACACACCACAACAAATTATCAGGATTTTGTACCCATTCAGCTTCTACTATTCTATCATTCCTAGTAATGTGTTCAGATACAAAGGTCAAATCACGGGAAATATATCCTTCATCTGTCCACTGAAATCCCATTTCTCGTACTTTGCGACCATCTGGCGAAGTATATAATACCTTGTTACCAATCTGCTCGGATTGGTTATTAGAAGAACCATATGAACTTTGACGTTCAGCCTGAATATCTCCAGCCTTAACAACACCACTTTCAGACGTAATAATATGTTCTGCATTTTCTGTGCCAATTAAAAGATTTTTTGCCCCAACCATCCATTCTATCTTGCCACGGGCTGACAAGCTAAACGTAACACTATCATCGGCAACAGTAGGCTCTGTAACACCAAAGTCCTCGTACAGTGCCGATTTTGATCCCCAGAACTTTTCTGGCTGAGACGGGGTTCCACCAAGCCACATTCGACCTTGAAAAAATGTAATAGTGGATGGGTAATTTCCTGCCACCCATTCAACTGGCGGGTCAGTAAATACTACCTCTTCAAAAGTCCATGCCCTTGTAACCAAGTCGTACACCAACTTTTGTGGGGGAAACCTCGGAGAAACCATATACAGTGTGAAGTCACCAGCTGGCATTCCAACCTGTAAATTGATAATATCATTTTGATCCCAAGGATGCGCAAATACCACGGGAGTTGCAGCCCCAACCTCATAAATCTGAACCTTATCAAGTATTGGGTCTGGGTCTTCATCAGGAGATCGAACTTCAATCCAGAATGTGGCAATACCTGGGGTAAATGTCTTAGTAATAACCCTAAGACCAGAAACATCAAAGCTTCCTAAATCACTTCCACCTTGAGCAGTACCTATATTCATTATTATACGTTCACCTATAGAAGGTGATATAACTGTAAATGCATGTTCATTTGCAGGGTTTGTGACAGTAATTTCTTGTTGAATGGCGGCTTCATTTGCCGCGCTAGAATTTAATAAACAAACACCAGAGGGGCCAAATATCACGTTAGCCGATCCAGGATCAACAACAGTCCATCCAGTATCACCATCAAGGAAATCGCTGTTAACAGTAAATAAATCTGCTTCTGTAATAACAGACCCAGCTGTATCATTAACTCGTAGATTTCCATCATCACTGGCGCTTACAATAAAGCTGTTAGCCTGACTAACAGAAAACTGGAAAATCCTGCCATAACTACCAGCTATACTTTCAGTGAAGACAAACCCGCCTCTTCTAAAAGCTGGTCCATGAGAAGTAGATATAAAGTTCTCCATTTGGGCGACGCCTTTACGAGCAGCCTCAATTCTTGACTGAACATGAAATCTAGGCGAGATTTCTCCCGCTTCAAACGATTCTATTAATGGAGCCAGCGATACCATTATGGGTTCTCCGCGTCATACTTGACTGCTAGTAAAACAGCAACTTGATATACAAAATTTGTCACTTGTACTTTTCTTGTTGGCTTTTCCTCATATGCATGAGAATAATCCAATGACTCAAGAAGTTCTTGATTAGACAACACACCATTAGCAATATGTGGTATGCAGGCCAGTATAAATTCTTTGCGTTCTACAGGGTTCAATGCCATTAGACTACACTCTCCCAATAGGCTTTCCAGCGTTCACTTAACGTGCCAGTGATGTGACCTTTACCAACCAACCATTCCCACGCACGATCATTCCAAGCACCAGCGCCCACGCCAACCTCAGACCAGTATTGCATCCACAGATCATTGACTTGCATTGAGACAGACGGTGCAACGATCTGACCATCCAGCCATTCAGCTTCCATGTCATTGACCGTGCCGTCATTTGTGGTGACGGTCTTCAGGGCGCGTAACTTTTCATCTTGTAAATGTGTCATATAAGCCTCGCTGCCAATAAATCGAAGGACATAAATTCTGCGACCTGATTATCTTCATTGGTTACTGTAAAGTAATATTGAAAGTCTGGGCGCAGGATAATAATAGCACCACCATCACCGTGCGATGTGGCTGATCCTCTAATGGCTAAAGACTGCGCTATTAAGGGGCCGGGAACGTCAACTGTCACCCCATCATTTATAGACTGGAAGGGAGGGTCAATAAAATGGTTATGGTTTCGAGGAAACTGTGTGACAGGTGACCCGCCAGATACTGTGCCACCAGTGTGTGTTTCCAACAGACTTATGTTAGCCGTTGACTTGACGATTGCTGCAAACAGACCAACGGGAACGTTTACCGCTGTGGTAAAGGCAATGTTGAAAGATCCCCCTGCGGGGATATTCGACACGCTATGGCTCATCTCGTGTAACGCACCCGTGAACAGGACATGTTTAATATCTAACACATTGACTGCGTATTTAGCATCACCTATTACTGATTTAATACCAGCGGTCATATTGGATACCCCGCTCTGCGTGCTCGTGTTAACTGAACTGCTTGAATTTGTTCGCGCTTGCCTTGACGACCATCATTAGACTTAGCATTACCAAGTTTGGTCTGATAAAGTGCATACATGGTTTCTTGCATTGACCGACTCTTAGTCAATGGTATAGCAATATCTGATGCTATTCTAGCCGCAAGTGCGTGTTTGAATGATGAGTCAAATTTATTGGTGTCAGTTATTCTGAATATTGCCCTGACATATACTACAGCCTCATTAGCCAATATATGATTTTCTTCCTTCAACCAATCCAAACCAGTCTCTTCATTAGTGCTATCATTAGTGCCTGTTTTACTAACAGCAATAATCCTAATAACATCATACGGTATCAAAAATTGATGGGAATAACCATATATAGGAACTGCCACTTCTGGGGTCAGCCTATAGCGCCTTGTAGCAAAAGTCCAGTCTGCGTCTTCCAACACAGCATCCCTGGCATCTGCATAGTTAGCCTTACACAATTTAGCTTCCTTCTGGGGATCATCCAGTGAGGTTATTAAATTCCCACTAAGCCACGATACGGCTAAATTGCATATGGACACTTCACTCATAGGACTTATTCCTTAGGTTCAGGCTTTTTGGTAGGAGCCTTTTTGGCAACATCTTTTTTAGCAGGAGCAGCATCTTTTTTGGGCGCACAAAATTGTTCAAGATAACGTTCAATGGCACTAACAGCCACATTCATTGTCTTGGCCATGTCTTCTTTACTTACTTTTGCCTCATGCATTCTGATCATTTGTTTGATCATTGGCATGTTCATATTGTCGCGCATTGCGTGTTCCTTTGAATATTGAGTAATTGTATATGGTAGTTGCATTATACTATAGCAATTTCGTTGGCACGGGCATTAATAGCATATACACCAAGACGTGGAACTGTACGATCAGCGCCATTTAAAGCACTGCCCAAAACAGCTGATGCCGTGTTTAACGCGACTTCTTGATTACTAATTTCAAGACCAATACCATTGTCTAACGTCCATAAGGTGGTAGTTTTAATACCAGTAGCCTTACTTTGTTCTTTTAATTCTGTTCGTACGCCTATTGCGGCCATTTTAATTCTCCTGAAGTGTGGGCAATGATGGAGTCACTCAATCATTGCCCACGGGTACTAACCTTGGGAGGTTAATTAGGTTACAGTATCCGCAACATGAACATGAACGATGTGTTCATCTTCTACACGGACTGCATGCATTGACATGGCACAGTATACCTGCCATGCGTAGGACAAATCATCACGTTCGCTAACACGAACATTGATGTCCTTGGCGACATGTAAGCCAATCGCTTTACGACTGAAACAAAGGTTGGACAACTGTGTTGCTGCAGGAACTTCTAAGCGGTTGGACATGATCCAGTTGATGCCCATCCAATTAGGAAGGCGACCAGAGGACAATGCTTTACCATTTTGGTAATCAGATGAAGTGACTTCCATCAATTGCATCAGTTTACGTTCCTGTTTAGGACCATATACCCAGCACAGTGATTCGTCAGGATCAACATCGTTGGTGTTAAACTTCTCTTTCACTTCGAGAACCATATCCAATGTGATTTCACCAGAACCATTACCAATTACTTGGCCGGCAGGGAAAGCAACAGGAGTTCCGTCACCATCTAAGGCTGTGCCAGTAGCTGCTGCAATAATAATATCATCAACAGTACGACGCATATTCATACCCAAGTTCATCGCAATGGATGATTGAGGATCAATAAGCATTTGAACAGGATCTTCAGCTTCGAAAATCTCACCTGTGTGCCAGGTTTGAATCAAAGTTTTCCGGCGTGTCCAAACAAGACCGTCAGTAGAACCAGCACCACCAGCGGCGTTACCGCCAACAGGTGTTGCAACACGGGCTGCAGTTTTTTGTACTGATGCAGATTGAGCCAACCGATCCCAGTTATGAGATTCAGATTGCTCTGATACTTCTGTAACACAGGCACGTAGGCGAGTGTCACTTTGTTGCGCAAGATGCCGCACGTTCCGTTCAAACGTAGCGATATATGCTTCACTAATTGTAATAGCCATTGCTATTTACTCCATATTAAAATTTATCGCCATTAGGTCTACCCGACATTTATCGGAACCACTTCGCTTGAAGACTATCCTAGTCTACCAGTAGGGTTCTGCGGAAGCACTTGGCTCTACCCGCTTTTGTTATTTCCCGATAGTCATTTCACCGGGGGTAATCATTGTTTGCAGTTGATGAACGCGCTTGACCAGTCGTTGATGATCAGGTGCGGACTTGCTCCAATAAGCTTTATTCTGCATAATTTCTTGTATTTCTGTATCAGCCTCTCCAGGTGTCATATACCCATCGGTGCTGCTACCGTCGCCTTGACTGCCAATATTTTTGCCTTCTGACCCCATTGAGGTGGCAAGTGAATCAAGCCATTTTAATGTCTGTGCGCCAGCAGTTTTATTCTTAATAGCGTCAATAACAGTACTAGGCGCTCCCGTGGCTTCTGCTATTCTCAGCGCCCCGGCTACTTTCTGATCGAAGGCTTGGCCCCATTCAGTATTTAAAGTAGTTAATCCCTCTTG